AAACGCAAAGACACCAGCAGACGGACCTGTGGCATGGAGTTGCCAGTGTGGCAGGCCTTATACGGTTACCTGTATTTCAAGCAAACCACAAAAGAAGGAATGGGTTGGGCTGACGGATGAGGAAGTAGGGGAGGCGATTGATGATGTGCTTGAGGGTGGTGGATGGCTTGATGTAGCGAGAGCTCTTGAACAAGCTTTTAAGGAGAAGAACACATGAGCAAAGATACAGGCGGCCCAGCGTTTCCGCTGTTTGCGGCAACAGGCCATAGCGGTATGACTTTGCGTGATTACTTTGCAGCTAAGGCTATGCAAGCAATAGCGCAGAAATACAGCCATGAAGGGGATGTTTCACGCAACGCATACAAAATTGCAGATGCTATGTTGAAAGCGAGGGAGCAATGAACAAGGAAGATCCAGTGGCGTGGCGATCTACATCACCTGACGGAAAACTATCAAACAAATTTGCTTGTAAACCAACGGAAGGTAATTGGGTTGAACCACTTTACGCCACACCACCAAAGCAATGGGTTGGTCTGACTGATGAGGAGATTGCTGAAGTGATTAGCGGGCAGTTTGCAGAGCGAAATTATTGGGTAAAGATTACCAAAGCACTTGAATCCAAGCTAAAGGAGAAAAACACATGAGCAGAGAAGCGATGCAGATGGCGCTGCACACGCTGGATGGCTGGGCAAATTACGGGAAGCGGGTTTGGCCTGAGTCTGCGCTGGAGCAGGCAAAGCGCAATACAACTGAATCCATCGCCGCACTACGCCAAGCACTGGAGACAGAGCAAGAGCCTGTAGCGTGGATACACAACTTTATTGAAGGTAATGTCATCACGCACATACCAGCAGATATTGGCCGTCATCCTGAGCGATGGACTGCGCTTTACAAAGACCCTACGCCGTGCAAAACATGCGAGTCACTTGCCATGGCAGTAATGAACGATCAGACGTACCATGAAAAAGTAATCCCAAAGCGTGAATGGGTTGGGCTTACTGCGTATGAAATACAAGAGATCCATTCAGGAAATCAGCACTGGGGTAATTTTGCTTGCGCCATCGAAGCGAGGCTAAAGGAGAAGAATCAATGAGTGGCAATCACAACATGCACCAGAAAGAAAGAGACCCTAAAGGCTTAGATCAACACGCCCCTGGTGCAAAACTAGACGCAGAGAAACAAAGGCCATCATTAGTGTTTGAAGATATGTTTAGGGCTTTGAACGCAGTGATAGCCGTCGGTGAATACGGGGCTAAGAAGTATTCTTACGGGGGTTGGCTGTCTGTAGAGCAAGGCGAACAACGTTACACCAACGCTATGTACAGGCACATACTTGCAGAAAACGAAGATGGTTACGACAGAGATACACAATTGCTACACGCTGCACACGTTGCATGGAACGCAATGGCGAGGCTTGAATTGATGCTTCGCAGCGGAGAATGGTCGCTAAGATATGGGGATAACAATGACTGACGAGCAAAAGAAGATTCTTGCTTACCTAAAAAAGCGTAAGACACCTGCTGACCTAAAGTCAGTGAGGCTACAGACAAAGATCGACAAGCAAACGACTGTGAACTGCCTAAACGCTCTGCTAAAGAAAGGCTGCATCAAAACATCGTTTAGGATAGACCCGTTTACTAAAGAACGTGTTTGGGAGTGGGTCAATGACGAATATGAGGTCAAGAAGGTGTCCAGACCGAAGAAGAAGTTCAAGCCTGTTCTATCCAAACCTAAGCAAAAAGAGGAAGGCGTAGACATCAGTTTCTTCAATAATCCGTTCAATTTGAGGGTAGCGTGAATGAGCTGGCTCTTTTCGCGGGCGCTGGTGGAGGCATACTCGGAGGACATTTGCTCGGATGGCGAACCGTCTGTGCAGTCGAATGGGAACCCTACGCCGCAAGCGTACTTGTGCAACGACAAAATGATGGGGTTCTCCCGACTTTCCCGATTTGGGATGACGTTCAAACTTTTGACGGCAGACCGTGGAGAGGCATTGTTGATGTCGTGTCTGGAGGGTTTCCCTGTCAAGACATTTCAGCCGCAGGAAAGGGCGCAGGAATCGACGGAGAGCGATCAGGTATGTGGCGAGAAATGGCAAGGCTCATTTGCGAAGTACGACCCAGATACGCATTCATTGAGAACTCACCAATGCTCACTACTAGAGGACTCGATGTCGTCTTGTCAGACCTTGCCAGCATGGGGTTTGATGCGAGATGGGGAGTGTTGGGAGCAGCCGACGTTGGAGCTCCGCATCAGAGGGACAGAATCTGGGTTGTGGCCCACGCCCGTGGCGAGCGATGTGAGCTCTCGCAACACGCCTTACGCGCAGGGCGGGACACCGCTGTCGCTGGCTGTGAAGATTTGGCCTACTCCAACCGTAAATGGAAATTACAACAAGAAAGGTCTGAGTCCAACGAGCGGAGACGGATTGGCAACGGCGGTGATGAAATGGCCCTCACCAAGAACTGCGGGGATGTGCGGGGGCTCAGGCTCTTGGGAGTTGCTGAAAAACAATGTCGGGATAGAGCAAGCCCGCCTTATGGGAGCGGGGAATGGTGGAAAGTTGAACCCGACGTGGGTCGAGTGGCTGATGGGGTGGCCGCTAGAGTGGACAGACTTAAAGCCATTGGAAATGGACAAGTTCCAGCAGTGGCAGCAACAGCATGGAAATTGTTAACAGAGGAGATGCAATGAATCTAAACGAAGCAGCAGCCATGAGTGCAGCACAAGACATCATCGAGCAGGCGCAGTCAACAAGTGCGTTAGAACAACGAGCACTAGCAATTGTCAATCTGTCTGTAGAGCTACACAGGAAGGCCATAGACCTAAGACTGCAAGCAGAAGAGATTCTCAAAGAAATAAGGTATGGGTTAAAATGAAGATTGGCTCCTTCCCCTCTTTTGCCCGACTCAGCGTTGGGCATTTTTTTGCATGAAAGCAGCGGTATACACGGCGATCTTTGGGAACTATGACCCGTTGCACTATGCGGTCAGGCAAAGCGTTCCTACGGCGTTCTACGCGATCCTAGACAGTGCTAAGAAGCCTCAAGGATGGCAGCAAGTCATCACAAGCAGACGTTTCTCAGATCCGCGCATGGACGCCAAGTGGTTTAAGGTATTCCCAGACAAGCTAGAGTTCTCTGAGGATTATGTGATCTGGATAGACGGGTCGATAAGGATCACAAGCCCTGAGTTTGTGGCTTACATGATCGACCAGGCCGGAGATACGATGGCAGCATTCCAGCATCCCTGGCGGACTTGTATCTACCAAGAGGCCGGAGAGTGCTGGGATATGGTTAAGTATCGAGATCAACCTATCTTGGCTCAGGTCGAGCACTATCGGGATCAGGGGTGGCCGCAGGATGCAGGTCTTATTGCTGGCGGGGTTCTATGTTGGAAGCGGAGTTACATCAACCCCCAAGCAAATCAAGACTGGTGGATCGAGATGATGAAGTGGACGCTACAGGATCAACTGTCGTTTCCGATCATCGCAGACAGAAATGGGTTAGAGGTCAATGTTTGCACAGAAAACCTCATGGATAACAAATACTTTCAGGTGGTAGCCCACCATAGGATGGCGGAGTATGAAAAAAGTTCCGATACTCATTTGTACGGTAGGGAGTCCAAGTCTTGAAATCACGTTGTCGAGCATCCGTCTTTACGCCAAAGAAGCGCCGATATATCTGTCGAGTCGGGCCGAGACAATGGATGAACGAATTTACAAGTGGGTACTCAACTCGGCGGGTAACTTCGGTGATGCTTACAACCGGATCATGGACGACGCATTCCAATACCACGATGCAGTCATCATTGCCAACGACGACATCTGCCTGACTCCAGACTCTTATAGACTCATTCTTGAGGATGCAGAGCATCTACAGAAGGCGGGACATAAGATCGGTGTTTTAGGGGCGAGGTCTGACAATATCTTAGAGGCCCAGAACATCCGGTTCGAGGGCGGTGCAAGAAACGGGATGAAGTGGGCGGAAGAACAGACGATCAAAGAGACGAGCGTTATTGCGCCGATCTTTGCTTACATCACGAAGGAAGCCTTCCAAGCGGTTAGGTTTCCGCCGATCAACTGGTTTTCAGATAACGTCTTTTGTCATACACTTACGGTATGTGACTTTAAGCATTTTGTTTCAAGGAGTTACGTTCACCACGCGGGCAGTCAAACGGTGGGCAAGGACGACTCCAAGAACATCAAGGAGGCAGCAGCATGGCTGTGGAAAAACGAACCAGGGATAGCAAAGCATTACCGTCTCCCTACAAGCTAAAAGTGCCTCCTGTTCCTATCAGGTATGACAGGAAAGTAGGCATTCC